AAAATTTTGGAACCGATATCTAACATCGTTTCCTGCTTTTAACGTAAGAAAGTTACCAAATGCGGCTTCCATTAGACACCTATCCTCCTTCTAGTGGATTGACTAGTTTGTAGTCTTCTTAGTGTTGCTTGCTCTCCACGTTTTGCACCTTCCGCAGCAGCTTGCTGGACGCCTGCTTCAAATTGGGCATAAGTGACATAAGAAACATCATTGATGACTTCAGAAGCAAAGGTCACATTGATATTCCCACCACCTCCACCAGAAGAGCCACCTTCTCCAACCACTTCCCCGCCACCAGCAAGAACAGCATCACCTCTTGCACCTCCAGCGTAGCGAGCCAGTGCCGCCTCAAGAGCGTCGTTAGGTATCACATCCCCCGATTGTCCTGGGGTGAAGAGTTCTGGTCCTTTCTCTCCTACAAGATAAGACGTTCCTCCCTGCACAGGCCCTCCTGAAGCTTTCCCCCCGCCAAACAATTTGCCCCAGAAACCGCCGCCGCTTCCTAGAGCATCAAACATACCGCTAATAGCAAAATCAATGAACTTGTCAGCGATTCTATTTAATATCCCTAATAGGGCTTCGCCTAAAGTTTTTGTTCCTCGAATAAAGCCTTTTACGGATTCTGCAACATCATTTCGAATGATATTGCCAATCTCTTTCCATAGCTCTTTCTGCTTTTTCAAATTCTGAGTTTTCTTCTCTTCTTTCGTTAGTTTCCCTTCTTCTAAATCCTTTAAACGCCCCTTCGCTGCTTTGATTTGAGCTTCTAGTGCTGCTCTTTCTTCCTGCAATCGTTTTAATCCTCTCTTCGCATTTCCAACCCATTTGCCTTCTTCAATCCTCAGCTTGAGTTTTTCAAGCCTTAATTCTTTAGCTGCTAAAGCATTTTTTATCTGTTCCGATGTACCAGTTTGAATAACTTTATTAAATTCATTTCCTTTTCCTTTCGCTATTTCCCAAGCAGTATAAAGCCCAACAACTGCCGCAGTAATGCCAATAACTGCTGCGGTATAGGGATTTGCTAAGACAGCAAATGCCCCTAAAGCCTTCATCAAAGTTCCCGCTGCTAATGCAGCCTGCAAAGCGATTATTTGATTAACAGCAAACGCTAAAGGTGGTCCGAGGACAACCAGGGCTGTACCCAATCCCAAAACTCCAGCGACTATTGCCTTTAATGTGTCAGGCATCGCCCCGATACCTTTCACGACAGTTGTTACAGCAGTTATTAGGGGTTTGAATAAAGGTAATAGTTTTCCTCCAATAGCTAGAGACAAGTCCTCCATAGCATTCTGCAAATCTTTTATCCTCTGAAGATCTGATTCCTTAACCAGAGCTTCAATATCAGCGGCCCCCTCGACCATTGCCCTCTTTAAGGACTTGATCATGATTTCTGAAGTTAACTTGCCTTGTGAAGCAAAAGCCTTCAAATCTTCAGTTGCCCAACCTGTTTCTTTTGCTATTGCCTGCAATATTCCGGGTACTTGTTCCGAAATGCTTCTAAACTCATCACCTTGCAAGCGGCCTGAGCCTAAAGCCTGAGATAGTTGATAGAACGCGCCACCCGCTTGGGCTGCGCTTAATCCAGCTAGTTTTGCAACAGTATTGAAACCAGTGAAAGCGACTTGAATGTCTTCTAAGGCAATATTCATTGGTCTTAAACGACCATATAAATCAGTAACACTTTGAAGTGACTCTCTATTACTTAATCCAAATTTTTTCGCGCTAGAAGCAGCGAAATTAAGCAGTTTTCGATGTTCCCCATAGCTCTTAGTTAATAGCTTGACTCTTGTTTGTAATTGTTGATATGTCGCGGCTTGATTTACTAAACGCCTTGTAGTTTCAACAATCGCAAGTCTTCCTAAAATCCCCTGTAATCCACCTAATCTTGTTGTCGTCTGTAAAACAGAATTCCCAAGCCTCCCTGACGCAGCGGCCATCTCGCGGATTTGCCGAACAGCATCCCGCGAATCGACCCTAAACCTGATATTTGATTCAGCCACGGCATACCCACACTTAATGCAAGTCTACCTATTTCGGCGCGATCTCTGCATATCTTCCCTCTCTCTTTTTCCCTTTACTTCAAAATAAGCAGCAAAATAAATCATTTCTGCATCTGTCAACTCATTCCTTAGACGGTTGACTGTCATTCCCAATTCGCAGGCTAAGAAGTACTCAAAATAGAGCCAACTGTCCTGCTCTAGCCGTTTTTTGCTTCTTCCAAGTCGCCCCCTTGATCTAATTCATGTAAAAACAGCTCAAGCTCGTCGAGCTTCTTCTCATGCATTTCACGCTGAAGTTTCAAAGCATCTCCTTCGCTGAAAGCTCTTGTTCCGTCTTCTAATTCAGCAGTGAGACAAAGCATAATTGTGCTGATCTTCAGAGCATTGTCATTACCTGCCGCCTCCATCGCACGGATACGAACAGACCTAGTAATCGGCTTGAAATAGAGATCAACAATATGATTACCTTCTAAATCAGTAAGTTCGAATTTCCTACGATCAGTCAGGTCAAAAGCTCCGCAGATCAAATCAACGGTTCTTTTTTTCTTTGGAGTAGCCATTAATGCAAGCTGTTGGGGTTGGCTCACATATTAGATGCTTAATGTAATTGCGCCATTAGTGACGAAAGAACAAGTCACTTTCTGAGTCTCTCCAACGGCTGCGCCATAGTCAGTTGAAGTCATTACACCGTCAAAAGTAATCTTCTTAGATCCTGATGTATCGGTATAAAGTTCAAAAGCCGCTGTCCCAGCATCGGTCGCAGCATTAACGTACTCAATGAAAGCGTTAGTTTCATCTCCGCTAGTGCCTGTATAAAGCAACTCAATAGAACCTGAGCCACCAGGCATTCCGCCAATATGTCCCTTAGCAGTGTCACCCATTGCGGATGTTTCTAGTGCGTCACGATCAATAGTTAATGACCATGAGGTTGTGCTTGCAATTGCAGCAGGACTAGAGCCTCCATCGTCAAATTTGACGGAGCCTTGTTCGCCTTTGTAAAAAGCCATAGTTAGAGTTCCTCGAAGGTTTCAAAGGTGCAACGCACCTGAGTTTGGAAATAACCCTCGGGATTAGCTGAAGCAATCACCTCGGGACCAGTTGGGGAATCGAATCGAACCCCAGATACATTAACCCGATTATATAGGTCTCGAATGCGTTTGCCGATAGTTAAGTTTGCACCTGGCCCAACTCCTGCTGCTGAAAATATATTTATCAAGACAACTCCTGTTATTAAATTTGTTGAATCTGTAGTTCCTCCCATCGTTTCAAATGAACTACCGGCAAAGCTAACAAGACATTGACACCAACTACTATTTGGAGTCGGCGTGTAAGGCATATTGTGAAAAGCAACAGGAATTACAGGACTTGAAGCTAATTCCGTAGCCAATCGGCCCTCAACTGTTGCCCGAACAGTATTTAAATCAGTAGCAGCCATTAGTCATCCCTCACTGTCATTCTTTTCCATTCTCTCTCAAGCCAACGCTCCATAGTTTTCGCTATTAAATCAGGATAGCCAGGTGTCGTCTGAATGCTTCTGTATTTACCACCCCAAGACCGGGGTAGACCTGTTCCATAAGCAATTGGTTCCGCATAAGTGACATTATTAGAAATAAAATATTGATTGCCAACCTTTTCTTGGCCTGGTGAATAATTTGAATATCTCTGAGGTGTTCTGTTAATTCTCACCGCAACACTTGTTGGATCTGCATAAACTTTCGCAGGTTGCTTATCGTTCGTTGCTCCTAAATCCGCTGTAGTATTAAAAGGACTATTTTGACTAATAGTCCAAGCATTTCTCATTCGACCTACATCAACAGGCGTTGCCAATTTCAATCTTGCGTCGCTCTCCAATACGCAAGTATGAAGCAAGACATTAAGCCTCTCTTCCATATACTCGCCAATCTTTTCGGGAGGGACGTTTCTGGTCATGCCCTTAACACCAACTCATAAGTAATTGCGGTATTCGCCTGTTCTTCGGTCTTAATACTAATAATCTGATGGACAACACTCCCAATAACAACCCTGTCGGCAGTCGTCGGGGTATAAGTCAAAGCAGCAGCGGCAACAGTAAGTTTCCTGTCGTCAGCCTGTATGAGTTCATTAACCTCCCTTGCGTTGATATCTTGAACAAGACCCTTAACCGTCGTGTCACTTGTCGTTTCGCCGACGGCTCCGGTCGTTGTGTTGTATGCGCCTGTTGTGACCCGCCGAATCGTCACGTTGCCGCCCAATCCCGCAATAGCTTTCTTTGACGCTTTACGAAGAGATGTTGAGAGAGGCATTAGATCCTATAAGCAATACAGGCTCCACTAGTGAGTGTAATGCTTGTAATCAAGCCATAGATTGTTGTGCCAGCAGCAACAGTTTCACTCGCGATTGAATTACCGGTCAAATTAGAACTCATAGCACTAATTTGAGTCTCTTCATAAAAATCAACTCTTTTAAATCGACCTGTATGTGCTGCTGTGTCAGTGATGACTTCACCGCCAACTGCAAAATCTGGATCGGCTGAATACATGAGAAATTAGCTCCTTTTAATGGATACATTACCGGGTCCACTAATTCTAATGCCTCTTAAATATCGTTCAAACATTGGAGGAACACGATCTGCACCAACTGCACCATAAAAATTAGGTGTAACTGACAAGCCACCAATTGAAACTGACTGATAATCTTCTAATCCACTAAGGCCAATGCCATCAGTATTGTTCTGCAAGTAAACCGCTAACTCAACCTGAGCTTTTTTTACAACATCTGGAATTTCTGTATCGGTGTAATAATCAGTAGTAATTCTGAAAGGAAACCCCGTCGCATAAGTATTGATATAACTATCAGGCTTTCTTACTCCAGTTCTAGGCCATTGCATTGCTTGAGTATCAGTTGCCCTTGCTCCTAAAAATCTTTCGCGGTCAAGTCTTAATGCCGCTGTATAAAGTGCACGATTTCTATAGTCATCCGATGTCGAACCAGCTTCCCATGCAACAACATCATCGTTAGGCGGTAAGCCTTGAACGATGTCATTAGCGTCACTCAGCGTTATGTAGCTGTTTGCGGTTGCTGCTCCCGATGTCGCAACTATCGTTATCGCCATTAGTTAGAGCCTTTGGTTTACGTTTCCTTTTTGGTTTTGGTTTTGCCACAGGAATAGAGGCCGCCAATAAAGCAGCCTCCTTCTCCCGCGCCCGCCTGAAAGCGAACATCCCCATTAAGAGGATGCTCCTTTCAAAGCGACGAAATTAAGAACGATAGCTTCACTTAATGAACCAGCAGAAACATTAGAAACAGTGATCTTGAAAGATCCTGCTGCAATTGTATTTGCTTGTACTAAGTAAGAACCTGCTGTTCCAGCAGAACCATGATTTACTACAACTACATCAGTAGCAGCAATTTCGCTGTTAGTAACTGTAAAAGAGACTTCAGCAGCAGCAGCTAAAGCTGCATTGTTCATGGTGATTTGACCAGAGGCTGCATTTGCAGTAACTCCGGTGGACTTGTTAGTGGCCTGGGTAACTGTTGTGCCGATAGTTGGCCCAACTAATTTCCCGGCGGTTGCTTCAAAGATAGATGCCATGGTTAGTTACCTCTAGTCGTAATTGGAGACAACGGTAGCCCTGGCAATTCCAAGATTCTTGTCTTGATAAACCTTGGACCAATTCGCAACAGTTTGTAGCTGTGCAACGGTTGGGTTGGTTGTAGTTACGGCCCACTTCGCACCACCAGGGTGATAGCAATAATGAGCGTCGTAACTGATCGCATCTGACTTGGCCAGGATGTCGCGATCTTGCTCTATATCTAGAGCAGCTTGCTCACCACTTCCGACGGCTCCGCCTTTGAAGAAGTAAACGGCATACTCAGTAGAAGCACCAGAACCAGTTGTAGTTACATCATCAGAAACGATGACATTTAAACCGCAATAGGTTGGAACTTTGTCATCACCGCCATAGGCATTCGCCATTGAACCACCAGATTGGGTTGTGGTAGTTCCGCGAGCCTCAGCAGTTGAGACATAATCAATAAGCTTGCGCTCAACCAAGTCGTAATAAGTATTGGAGTGCATAGCAACAGCAGTTAGCTTGTCGCCTTGCTCACCGAACTTGGCTCTTGCTTGTGCAACAGTACGAGCACTCAAAACTGTTGGTGAATCACCTGATTCTGAGTCAACGCACATTGTGAAGAATGCACTATTGGAGTCATTGGCATTCAATGAACCAAAGCAGCCTTCAAGAGTTGCAAGCAAGTCTTTTTGACGCTGGTTAGCGATATAAGCAGCAAGCTTGTTGCCAATAGCTGCCATTGCATCAGATCCAGCAGCAATCGAGGCAAGATCTCTTGCTTCAAATGCACGGCCTCTATGAAGCTGCACACCGATTTGCTTGGCTGCTGTGATTTTGCCTGGTGTCAAGCTTGCGCTATCAGATAGCACCTCTTGATCGCCAGCAAGATTTGCTGACCAAAAAGGTATGTTGACGAAATCACCGCCTTCAGTGCCGTTCAACTCCGCCATTGGTGCTACCACCCCGGACTGTAAAAACTTGTCCAGATTGGTGGTCGCCTCGACGACGTAGGGGACGAACACCTCAGGAATGATTATGTCGGAGCGAACAGTCGCCACGATTTTTTCCTCTGAGAATGTTTGTTTTGGCGGGCGTAACCCTTACTCGCCGAGGCGTAACCTTTTAAAAACGAGCTATTCCATACATATTAACGTCCTGCCGCAGTTTTCAACCGTTCATACATATCTCTGTCTCTTTGATATAACCGAGATTGCTCAGTTAAATTAAAAGTTTCAGGCAAAAACGGATTCTTTGTCCCCGCAGGAACACCTCCACTACTAGCTTTTCCTGTAGGTGCACCACCTCCTTTTGGTACTGGTTGCTTTAACGCCCATTCTCCTAATTTCTTTTTTGCTGCTTCTTGAATTGGCGTGCGTTCATATCCATCGACATAAACAACAGTGCCGTCTTTCTCAACTTCAAAGTTATCTCGACCAAGCTTATTTAACGCATAGTCGGTGTCATGGACCACCTCCGCCAAGGCTGATAACGCAGGGGTGACAAGCTCCAATTCTTTGACTCGCGCTTGTAAGTCCTTGATTTGTTGGTCTTTTTCGGCAGTGGCTTCTCGAAATTGCTGTTCAAGAGACGCTCGAGCTTTCTCATAATCCCCCTTAGCTTCGAGCTTAGTTTGCTCGGTTTTGCGCTTGAATTCAATGAGTTCTTCTACGTCAACGCCATCCGGAATTTGTTTGGCTTTTTGAATCTTGCCAATTAGCTCGTGGTTTTTTCCCTCGAGCCTTTTAATGCTTTCTTTTAAAGCGTTGATTTCATCGTTAGATGTTTCAGTTTGAGGCGTAACCTCTTGTTCTTCAGACATAAATAACCCGTAAGGTCATGGCTGGCTTAAATTAGCACCAAATCCTAGGAATAACCCCCATGCCTAGACCAATCATCAACGAAGAAGGTTTTACTGTTAAGGAACTAAGAGATTTTCTTAGCACCATTCCCGATGTAGATGGTGAAGGAAATGAACATAAGGTCTACATTGCCTGCGGGAATTTGCAGGCAGATGTACTAACCCTGTGCATCACCGATGAGGATGAGGATGCCATGCTCGTCCCTGGTTTCTGGCACGACACTATGGCCGGACTTGAAACGCTAGAGGAATTCCTAGGAGACGATTAACGCCTTCTACTTCTCCTTCTTTCTCTCTCCCTCCTCTTCTTCATCTTATAAGCGTGACGCTCTTTGGACTTAGTGATTGCCCTTGAGCGTCTGTTGCCTCCTGTCCCGTCACCCCATGTGTCGCGGCTCTCGGCTCGCCTCCTAGATTTCGCCGTCTCCCTCCTCTTGCTCCTGGCCTTCTCAGTCCTCATGTTCTTGTAATAAGAACCACGGCCTTCTGGGGAGAACTCTTTACTAAGGGCTCTTCTGGCATGAGCCGATTTAGCACCGCGCTTTAATCTTCCCTTGAACTGTTTCGCAGTTTCACCTGGTTTTGGTTTTAAACCACCTTTTCTTGCTGCCTTATCTTTCTTCCTGAATTCTGCTTCCCTCTTATGTAACTTTGCCCTCTTAGCTGCGGCGGCTGCTTTCTTAGTGACCCTCTTCTTCGGTCCCTTGAATTTGTTCCCTCTCAATGATTCATTAAGAGATTTTTTACTCTCAATTTTATCCCTACGTTTTTGAGATTTCGTCCTAGATCCAGCCCTTGGTGCTTTTGTTTTCGCGGGTGTTTCTCTATATCCCTGCGAGTAAGCAGTCTTACCAGTCTGCTTTTTAATGACTCGTTTCTGATTACGATCTTGCCCCCTTCCTTCTCCTAATGGTCCCTTCCTATCAGCTCCTCTTGCTTTCTTCCATTCCGCCTTCGCTCTACGACCCTTAGTTGTTTTACTACTAAATGTCATCCTGCGCCTTAATGCAGCCTGAGCAGATAAACCCTTTTTGATACCTGAGCCGGCGGCCTTCCTTCCTGCTGTTGCTTTTTTCGTGTATCTCGTTACTGCACTTTTCTTACCTCTTACGGCTGATTCTGCTTTATATAGCTTATTAAAAGATCTCTTCTTAGCCTTTTGCCTTGAGGCGTAACTGCCTTTTGCTCCTCTTCCTTGATTTGCTGTTGCCGCTTGATAAGCCTTCCTAGGAGCAGATGTAGCTCTTTCCGCCTTTCTTACCGCTGAAGTTTTGCTCTTATATGTCGCCTTCGCGCTACGTCCTGCTGTTGATTTGCTGAGTTTGCCGCTACGTTTACCGCCGCCGCCCTTTGACGCGAACCGGCCCGCTTTATCCCTTACATATCTACGGGCCATAGCTACTTAAATAAGACGTTCTCCAAATTGTAACGGGGCGTCCCTCATTCAGCAGCTTTCTTTACCTCTTTCTCAGCACTTTTCGCTGTCGCTTTTGTAGACTTACTTCCTTTTTTCTTAAGCTCATTGAGCTTTGCAAATAATCCTTTAGACATAACTCTAAAACAACATCAGGCTAATGTTAGCAAAAACGATATAGTACAAACATGGCAAAAGACAAGATCCCTGCTGACTGGGCAGCTCCTCCCCCTATAGAGGATTCCAAAAACAAGAAAATTAATGAGAAAAACTTCTTAAAGAACCTCGCAAAACAACAAGGCTTTACATTCAAAGTGCTTCCAAAAGAACCTCTGTATAAATAAAGTCTCTCTCATTCCAAACTGGTCCAATATTTCGCTGGACAACCTCCTTAACCTTAAATCTTACATTCTTAGGCATCAATATCTCAGATTCACCCGACCCACCAATGGAACCAATCGGTGCGCCTCTTTTGTTTATAACTCGAAGCACTAATCCTGTATTCTCTCCAGATCCCTCCAAAGCAAAATTACCAGCTTTTTTTGCATTACCAGTCCAAGAACTCAGGCTCCTTAAAGGGTTGCCTCTCGAAAGACTGTCAATGAAAGAATTGATAGAAGCTTGATCCTTAAAGTCATAACCACGCCATACCATTCCGTCGTACTTTGGTG